TTTTTGCGTTTTTTTGCGTTTTGTGAGGCTCTTGGCCTTTAACGCTATGCTAATCGGCTGGGAGCCTCAATTTAACGCTGTTTTTACGCTTTTTTTTGTTTTTATATAGAAAGGGCCCCGAAGGGCCCTTGTTTTACTCAGCAGGGGTAATGGGTTCCCCTGGAGTCTCTGAGTTTGTTACCGTCACCTGAATAGGTTCCGGTTTTGGTTCTGGTTCAGGAGATAGACCCATGTCTATCATTTCCTGTTTATTATCTGGATTGTAGATGAAATCCATGAATTTTGCAGGATTATTATCGAATCTCTTACGAATATCCGATGGTATAGAACTAAAGCTTTGTTCTGCTGTTATTACAGCTTGCATGACTTCTTGAAAATCATTTGATGGATTATTGTCATATTTGAATGTTTGCAATGCTGCTGTTTTAGCTATTAAGTCTAAGCCATGTTTTCTGACAATGTTATTAATATCTGCTTCGTTTTTATGTGCTTGTTCGACTCGTATTTCCTCGTCATCCGGTTGTGTAAATTGAATTCGATTTCGAATTATTTCGTTGTTTGAATTTGTTTTTGTAAATGCCATTATTTTCGTGTCCTAATTGTTGGGTTTGGGCCTTTATAATTATCCGGTAGGTATCCTTTCCAGTAATCTTTATATTGCATATTTTTTATTGAATCAACCATTTTTTTACCAAGTGAATTAGCACTTTTTGCGCTGTTTGTTAACATATTATTAATATCGCCTTCAACTTGATTATATGATTCTTTTGCTGCTGAATAAGCTTTATTAACGTCTGTTAGTATTGCTGACGCTGGTTTTAATGTTCCGCTTTGTAAACCGGTTTTTTCTGCTGTTGCTGTTTTACTTAAGGTATCTGCTTCCGTATTTTGTATATTTCTTAGTTGTTGCATCATGGACATAGCCGATGATGCTTTTTCTGCTCCGCTTGGTTGACGGGTAAATGTACCCGAAGTAGGGGAGGGACCTTGACTGCCGGCGGCGGCTGCCCCGGCTGGTGATGATGCATCAAATTTCCCTGCTAATATAGGATTTATTCCTGATTTTTTTAAGTCTGCCATACGGCGAGCTACAGCTGTATTTGACATTCGTTCTTGAAAACCTAATTGTTTAGCTATTTCTGTTTTTTGAAAGTCTCTATTTTTTAATGCCTCTGCGGAAGAATGTTGCCTTGCTGCTAATCCTTCTGCAGCTATAGCTGCATTGTTTGCATCTACTTGAGATACGCCAGTGAAATCATTCCAGGCATTTTTTGCTATACCTGCTGCGGAGCCAAATGGGTTAGTTATCCAGTTAACCATTAGAAGTGATCTATCATGCCAGGTACGCCATATGTAGGCATTACTCGTGCATGTCTCAGTTGTGTAAATGTATCTACAATGAAATGTGGTTCTGAGGGTATTTGAATTGCTCTATCAATTACAGAGCCAGAGATACCGCCATCTTCTTCGATAAATGATTGTCCTAATGTTGGTAATGCTGAAAAGTCTTGGCTAAGATGCCAAGGATCTAATGAACCTGGTGCGTCTGATTGAAATAAGCCGCTAATTTGTGAAATTTTATAGCGGTAAGATGCGTAGCGCTCTTGATATCCGAACACTTCGTCATCTACTGTTGATTTACTGATAAAGATTTCTTTATTTAACACAGGTTCTTCGCCCAGATGGGCTAATGATGGCCAAAATATGTCATATCGGGTTTTTGCCGAGAATTCTCGGCGTAGGCCTTTTTGATATGTCATGTCTGATCTCGTGGACATTATTCCCATTAAGTAACCATGTTCGTTGAATGATTTTGTAATAGAGGTTTGACATGTCCCTGTGCCTACTGCTGTTAAGTCTCCTGTACCTGTGCCGTCGGAGGTGCCTGCTGTTGTTGTTTGTGCTGTTTGTTGTACTGGTGATATATTGACTGTACCGCGTCCTGAGCCTAAGAATTCAGGGCGGTATGATGGATCATAAAAGTTTGATACTCCGAAATGATTTCGTAATAGCTCCGGATATCTTGTTCCATTTCGTGCGTCTCTTTCTAAGAGTTTTTGAACCTGGAATGCTTCGCGTAAATCATTTACTGTCGGTGCTATTGCAGCAGAAAGATCAGTTGCATATTGATCTTCTGTATTTAATCTTAATCCAGCTCCTGTAGTTCCGCCTATCATAGTACCTGCAAGATTACTGTTTAAGGTTTCTGCATTAAAATTTCGTAGTCCTGTTGAACCAATTAATACTTGAGCAGCAGCTGTTGGGGCTAAATTTATTAGAGGTGCAGTTTGTCCTAATGGTATAGAGACAGCATCACCTTTTTGGGGTGCAGTAAGGCAACTCGTAAAATAATCGTGCCTTTTACCACGGCGTCGTATTTCATAATTTGAACCTATTGCATCAGGCCCATCATTTGTGGGATTTGGTGGTGAATCTATTAAGTTTTGATCCCGATACCACTCTGAATATACCGCATTATACATACGAAATGGTAATGAATTTATATCTACATCATCTGGAGCAACACCATGAGGTACGCCTAAATAATTTTGTAGTGTTGCAGCCCTGTTAGCAGAAGTTGCATATGCATGATTGCCTGTACTGGTATTCGTTCCAGTAAGTATTGGTATTTGATAATCGATTGAGTCACCGGGATTTTCTTGTTCACCAAAGAATTTTCGTGCGTTTTGCCAGAGAATTCGAGTTGGCGCGAAGAAGAAATGTACGTCAACCTGGATGTTATCCATGATGGGGAATAGTGGTGATGCTAACCGCATGAATGCTGTTGAATTAAGTTTGATGGAGTCGCCTGGAAGTATTTCGTCCCAAATGAAGGGTACGAGCCAGCCATGGTCCATTGTGAATTTATGGCTTGAGCTTCTATCGAATGATGAACGTGGAGTTTCTACTGAAGGTATATCTCTAAATTGTGTATTTGACTTCATTATTGTTTCCTAGTGATGGGCTTCCCTGCCCTTTTTTATCATGCCTGTTTTATTTTTTCGTGTTTTGCCAAGTCGGCTTTTTGCATTTCTGGTGTAATTGATTTTGCTTTTTTTACTTCGAAGCCGGTTTTTATTTTTACCGGGTGTAGATTTCCTTCGAGTTGACCATTGTTATCGTTGTATGCTCCGATATGATAGAGCTCGTATTCATTTTTATTTTTAGCCTCCTCTATTGAATTTGTGAATGCGCGTGTTGCTGATGCGTCATTGATTTCTGTAAATGGTCTGTTGAATACTTCTGTTACTGTATCGTATATTGTGTACATATTAAGGTACATTTTAGAGACTCCGTTTGAGTTGTTTAAATTGCGCTTTCTTTACTGTTTCCCGAGCTGATAAGCGTGAGCGCGTATTCTCATCTGACTCGTAAGCTTTTAGTGTTCTGTCTGCTTTTATGTAATCGTACATATCTGGATCTATTTCTTTGAGATATTGGTAATAGATTTTTGGTGGGGGCATTCGAACCCCTTTAACATGGAGGTAGTCCTTAGGGAATACGTCTCGTGTATAGCGAGAAAACCAAGGTTTGCCAATACCAGGGCGACGAGACATAGTGCTATATTCGGGGAGGACTTCGCTAATCTCTCCAGTGAAGCTATGAAAGCGTTCATATGGTTTTAAGCCTGTTTTTTCGTTTATTTGATGTTTTAGTGGGCCGTTTAGTTTTTTCATGCAATAACGCGCCACATATCCGGCAGATTCGAATGTACATTCTCCGATGTTTACAAATCCTTTTTTCCATATCTTCTCAAGTATATTACTTGTGTATATAGGTTCACCATCAGGAGTGTTGAGTATATGCTCCCAGTCTGGGAAGTTATAGCCGAATAATATCGCGTGATAGTGTGGTCGCTTGTTTTGTTCGCCATATTCGCCGGCATGATAATATCTAATTTTGCATTTTGCATATTTTCTTAGCCTACGTATGAAGTTTTTAAAATCTGATTTTATTAATGAACCGTCAAGCGGTATATTTTCATCATTGTAAGTTAATGTTATGAAGCAATTTTGTTGGTGCATTTGTGCTTCATGTGTACAGCGTACAGCCCAATCTCGACTACGTTCGAGGCGGCAGCCAAGGCACTGACCGCAGGGCAGAGTTAAGGGATCCCCTCCGTAGTTGTCGGAGAATTTTATTTCCCCTTGATTTGTTTTATAGGCGTTTAGGGGGTGAAAGCACCCCACTGTTAGAGCCTGGTTCCGCCACGCATAGGGCGGGGTTTTGTATTCATGCGATTAACGCCTGAAGATTTACGAAATTTACGTTTTGAGCTCTTTTTGCTCATTTTGAATCGTTTACGCATGGATGACCACCTATTAAATTAATGGTTGAGATGTAATTACCATCATCATCATACTCCTGTGACATTATATTTTCACCTGTATACCATTTTTTTCTGAAGTACTTACGCATTTCCTGCTCTGTTTCGAAAACGTATTGTTTGCATTTTGTTTTTTCTCTGTAAGTTAAGTATAACATTTGTTTAGTTCCTCTTAGTTTTACTAAGATTAACATAGTTTTGTTAGCTTTTGCAAGCTTTTTATTGTTTTTTTTGAATTGGACCTAGAAGGTCCAGTCCGTACAGTTAGATCAAGTAGATATATGTACGGATTCGCCTTTTATGTGGCTCAGGTTTCACCCTAGAGACTAACGCGCTGCGCTTTGTTGGGCAGACCAAAAGCAATAAGCAAAGCTTATTACTTTTCGTCTACCTCTTTTTTGTTTTATTGATGTATATCA